TCCATAATCGAAAAAATTCCCCCAAAAGGAGTGAGTTTCTCAGATTTTATTTGTACTTTTGCCATGTCATTCAGAATTTTGTTTATTTTTATTTAGCAACACTAAGATAAGTGAAATTTCTGACATGGCAAAATCCTGAGCAACTTTTTGTTGCTCAGGTGCTTATAAAAAATATTAAATTATAGTGTTGCGGAAATTAGATTGATTGCTTCGGTGCTCTCATCCTCTGAATCGGTGAACAACGTGACCGCCGCCACCAATGCCGAGATTCCGGCAACAATCCATCCAAACACCGGTATTGACTTGATAGCCGAAGCGACCGCCCGGAATGATGCTGCCAAAGACCAGTTGGCAACCGTACCCGTTCCGGCTGCAACGGCGTTCGCCCCAGTTGCAACGGTGTTCGCCCCAGTTGCAACGGTTGAACCGGCTGCCGCTGCTGACCTTGCGCTCTGCGAAGCTGCATTCGCGGTGTTGGCGGCGGTATTTGCGGTTGTTGCGGTCGTTTCCGCGGTTTCCTCGACAACTGATTGTCCGGTGAGTTTGTTCCACCATTCTTTCAATGAGTTCAAGGTAACAAGCGTAAACGCGGAATCTTTGTTCAAGGTTGCCGAAACTTGCTGCAATCCCATCGTGATTGACATCAAGGATTGAACCTTCAACATGATCTTTTGCAAGTTTTCGTTTTCGCCGGCAAACAAGGCGATTGCACCTTGCGCCGCCGTGAAACCACCGACCAAGCCATTCAAGCCGGAAAGAACACCGGCGAAACGATTCTCGTCATTTGCCAAAACGCTTCCTTGCGATTGTATGTCACTTTGGATGTCTTTTAAACGACCAAGTTCGTTCACCATCCTTTTGTACGCTTCCGATTGTTCGTCAATGCCGTTGGCAACTGCATTCGCCATTTCTTCTTTTAATGCGCGGATTTGTTGTCGAAGGGAAACATGGGCATTGGCGTTTTCCTCGACCGCTTGGCGTTCTCGTTCGATTCTTTCCGCCGATTCTTCAAGGGCGTTCGATTGTTCGCGCAACTCTGTCAAAAGCTGCTTGCGGACATGAATTTCACCCTTCACCGCTTCCGCGCGTTTGACCAACTCTTTGTATTCGGCATCATTACCGGACATCGCCGCGTCATTCAACTCGCTCTTCAACTTTTCATATTCCTCTGCAAGGCGTGCAATGGTATTCTCATTTTCTTCACATGCCGCGCCTACTGTCCCCAAGGTCTCGCGGATTGTGGCAAACGAGTTCGCCGCGCCTTCGTTCGCTGCTTGAAGTTCCGAAAGTTGGTATGTCAAATCTGTCAACCCCTTTCGTTCGCCTTCAAGTTCGCTTCGGACGGCGTTTGCTTGTTGTATCAATACATCTTGCGCCGTTCCCGGCTCAACTGAATTGATTTTGTTGTTAAGGTCGGCATAAGAAGTTTCCAAATCTTGAATGACCTTCTTTTGGATGTTGATTTGTTCAATCACTTCGGCGGTTGACGAATCAATTGAATCACCAACCGCGACCGCTCCATCCGAAAGCCCCTGCAATCTCCGAAGTGTTTCTTCGACCGCCTTGTTAAGTTGGAAATTGTCCAACGTTGAAGTGAAGGACAATCCACCACCGTTTATTTCTGCCATGTGATGTTACATTAAACTATTAACATAATTCATAATATCATTCGCGTTCTCCTTTTCCAAGTTGACGATTTCAGTTTCACCGCTCGATTCAGAATCATAGGATGGCGCATCCATCATCATTTTTTGGACTAACGCCCACGAAATGCCTTCGGTCAAGTATCTGTATGTCCACCCCATGTGCGCGCATATCGCGCCACGGCGACCATGTGGACTGCTTAAACCGCGGCTTCTTCCTCTATCCGAATCGGCGTTGTTGTTCGGTCGGTTGACATTAATCGAATAGAGTTGCAAAAATCCCCAAGATTGCACATTGTGTCGATGATAGAAACAAGGTGATGAAGGGTTGAAGGCTTGATTCTTCGCGAGAATAAGCGCGCCAAATCACCCAGTCTCTTTGTATCTTCGACATACCGGATTGATCCGTTGTTTCCTGGAATCGCGATTTCGTAATCAGAACCAAGAACCGCCAATGCAATGACCCTTGCGCAACGTAATGAATGCGCGGTTGCCAAGGCGCGTGCGGCTCTCATTCCTTCCGTTGACTTCAATTTCTCTTCATCAATTGCCATTTCAACCCATTCACGCGACATTCTGTCAAGTGTTCCAAGGGTCGGTTCTTTGATGGTGAACTTGCGCTTGTAAGTCTCCGGAATGCGCTTTTTCCATAAGCCGAAGAAACGCTTCTCAACCTTGAAACGGACATCATCAACCTCGAAGGTGACACCCTTCCCGATTAATCGGTCAAGTTCGGCGCGTTCTTGCTCAAGTTTCTTTTTTTCCAAATCTTCCATGTGATGATAAATTAAAAGCCCCAAACCATAAGAATATGATTCGGGGCTTTGGTTCGTTTGTAAAGGTTTTCCCCGCCGCGATTATTTCTTAGGAACTGCCGAAATTGCCTTTCCCGATGTAACCGCACAAGGTGTAACCGTGAAGTCAACAAGGAAAATGCCCTTGGCGGACATGTCGGCGTTGATGACTGCTTCAACATCAGCGTTCGGGATGCAGAAGTCAAGACCCTGCTCCGATTCAATCTTGATTGCGATATTTGATGTAATCTCATCGCCGTTGAAACCCCATCCGGTTGTGTTGACCTTCTCGCCGCCAATATACTTGACAAGTGCGTCCGGGTCGCAATCCATAAGCGAGAAAGTTACCTTTGGAACTTTCTTCGTCTTCTTGCGGACTTCCGGTGCTGACTTGCCTTCCTCAAAGTGTTCTGTCACTTCGGCGGCATCCTGCGCGATTTTGCAAGTATCTTTGTAAACCTTGCCAATCTTTGTGAGTTCGGAAGGCATCGTGCCGTTTGGTGCTGCCGTACCAACTGCGATTCTTGCCAAACCGATTGTAATTACAGATGTCTGTGCCATAATTTAAAATTTAATCAATTTGTATGTTCCACGATATACGGATGTTCACATAATGTTGCTTGATTGATTCTTCCCGAAGGACGTTTTGCGCTTCGATAACGAATTTCAAGCCCGGAACAACCGCGTTTCTTAATACTGCCACCACCTTTCCGGCAATGGCTTTCAACTTGTCACGACACGCCACAAACTGACATTTGCCATCAATTTGAAATGGCTTGTCGGGGACATAGATGTTCACATTCGTTGTTGCGACTTGCGGAAGGTAGTCTTGCGTCAAGTCGATTGAGTTGACAACGACATCTTCCTTTGAGGAATCTTCCGGGCGACCATCCCCAAGGTAGATGCCACCACTTATTTCATCGGTGATGGTTTTGACGTTCAACAACTTGAACATGATTTCGTCTAAATCGAAAGTTTGCTTCATTCAGTTGCCGCTTTAATGTCTGAAACTAGTTCCGAAAGCATTCTTGGCAATTCCATTTGCGCCAAGTGTTCGGCGGAAGAAATGACGTTGTAACCTTTCGATTCAACATATACGGCGTATTTCTCGCCGGCAACGACAACAAGGGAAATCCCTTTCGTTTCCTTGCCGACCTTCCCGGCAAGTGATTGTCCCTTCTTGATGCCTTGTGCCGCCGCGGTGCTATCCGCGCCGCTAGCTGCTTCAAACGCCGTATGAATCGCAACACCATCCTTGAATACCGAATAACCGCTTGATGACAACAATGCGCCGGTCTGCATGGTGTAACCCTTGTTAAGGCGCATTTCTGTGACGCATTTTTCACCAAGTTCTTGCATCATTTCGATTTGCAGTTTCTCAACTTCTTGAAGAAAAGCATCGAACCGGTGTTGAACAATGTCACGATTGAACGATGATGTTATACCCATAATCTTGAATGAAATTGCGAAGGATCATATCTCAAACACACGCCTTTGATGCGGACATCATTGCATTCGTCATCATTCGATACGATGACCGGCGTTCCAAGCGCGATTGTCGGTTTCCCTTTTGGAATCTGAATCAATGATGTGACCTTGTGGAACGTGCCACCGGCAACGGCGATTTCCGTTCCTCGTCCATCCACTTCTTCACGACATCTTGAATGAAACTTGATTTTGACTTCACCTTCAACCCAGTTTCCGGATTCATCCTGCACGGCATTCGCCGCACCTTCAACCACAAAAAGATAATGTGGGTATTGTTCAACATTTGCCATGTTACCAGTAATTTGAACGGTTGCGCACCTTAGAACGACCAACAAGAACGTTTTCAACCCCCAGTTCTTCACAAAGGGATTTATAAAACATCTTCACGGCATCCATGTTCCATGATACGGAATATCCGCCTTCTGTCACATTCTGCATTGAACCACCAAGAACAACTGAGAAACGTTTGTAAATTGCCATGTCGCAATCCCGAACGTTTGCATCCGCATCGGCATCAATACCACTTTTAAGGATGATAAGGTCGATGTCATCTTCCGAAAGGTTCAACGCGCGCGTTGCCGTAACCAAATAATCTTTGTTCGTCTTTATTGCCATTGTGCTTTCGTTTTAGGTCGGGCATCCAAACGAATGGATGCCCTTCCGGTTAATTCTTAGACCAAGAAGTTGAATTGATCTGCATCAGTACCGAACGACCGGAAAGATTCCAAGCCGGGAACAAGTTTGCAGTTCCGATTGTAACTTCCTTCACCGGCTCTTCCTCGCTAAATTTCTTAATGAGGGTGTGACCGTGCATTACCTTTTCGGCTACATCGCCCGCCTTCTTGGTGGCATCAATTGGCTTCTTCCAAAAAGTATTGCCAAGAACCTTTGATTCAGAGAACAAGATAACGTCATCCTCGAAAGGATTCTTTGTTATCTGTGTACCATCTGCAAGTTCAAGGGTGATGTCTTGGTCGATGAGGATGATTTGGAGACCCTTGTATGTCTCCTTCTTCTTCTGCAAGTAAGCGTTGACCGCGGTCAAATCCGGCGCATCATTGGTGTCGGTGATGTTCTGAATGAGGGTCGCACAACGCTTGTACACCTCGGTCTGTTCTGCAACCTTCGCGAAGGTGTCAACGTTCATAAACGCGAACTTGTAAGTCGCGCCATACAACTTCTTACCCAGTTTCAACGCGGTTGGAACGTCCTTTGTGAAGAACTTGCCATCCGTGCCGGATGTGTAAGATGTAGCAACGCCGATTTTCTGTGCTGCCGGAATCTGATAGTCAACATCGTATTCGGTGACAACGGCGGCGTTGTTTGAGTTGGTGAATTTAACACGACCAAGGGAAATTTGCTGCAACGCAATCCATTCGGCGCGCGCTGCAACGCCATCCCAACAGAATTTGGTGTCCTCTGCCCAAAACTCAACAATCGCGGTCAAATCCGGATTGTTGGATGCCATCGCAACCATGATGTCATATTCTGTCAACTCGTCTTCCAGTTTCTCACGGGAAATTGAAATCTTCGGAATATCACCTTGGATGCGTGAAATGGCTTCACGTGTCTTGCGTGGAACGGTTGAACCGCGTGAAACGATGTCGGCGGCAATCTTCAATCCTGCCTGCGCTTCAAGCAACTTCCAGTCAAGGCGGTTTGTTTCCTTCAATGGAAAAAGGGTTGGGTAATAATAAGCCTTCAAGTCATAGTTGTGGATAACCGCACCCATGTCTTTCTCATTAAGACCAACCATCAATGTTTTTTGCATATCCGATATAATTTAATGATGTTTTAAATGTAGGCAACGTTTTTCAACGCGTCCTCAATAGCTTTGTTCACGATTGGCGCGTTGCTCTTGCGAACAACACCCATTACCCAAGCATCAACGAAAAGGTTCTCGCCCGGCTCAACGGACATATTAGAACCTACGATTGCACCCGGAACAACCTTCAAGGTCTTATTCTCGCCGGATGATTCAAAGGCGCAAGTGTTTTGGTTCACTACCGCACCAAGGGTTGCGGAAAGAGTGATGACATCCTTTGCAGGATTTGATTTGTCGATGTTTGTGATTTTCTGACCATTGCAAGCATCGGTCGCGAAGCGGTCGCCAACCTTGAAGTGATGACCCTTTGCAACCTCGTATTGGGTTGCAGTTGCTTCCGCCTTGGCGACAATCTGTGCGGTCTTGCATACGACAAACAATCCGTTCGCACCAACGCCGATTGGCGTTCCTTCAAACAGATCATTGCCGCCCAAATTCGCAACCGACACCGTAACACCACCGGGGATGTCTGCAATTCGGTGGACAATACATTTTACAACGCGGTTGTCCTTTGCTCTTTTGATGTGAAGCATAATACTTTAAAGTTTTAAATGTTTTACAATTCCTTTCCGGCAAACTGATTGCCTTCCGGGTTCATACTCTTAACATAGGACTGAACGGCGGAAGAAACTCCGTCATCGCCCTTCTGTGCGAACATTGGTGTGCCTTGACTTGACAACCCATTATTCGCGACATTCTGATTTGCATTTGCAACATCCGCTTCTGTATCTGTCAAGTAATCAGCGAACGCCGCATCGTCATCGAAGGACATCCGGGCAAAATCCTTCAATACACGCTCCTTGAAAGCTGCATTCTTGCAATCCTTCAACTTCTCGTTCAACTGCTGAAGCCTTGATTCTTTCAGATTCTTGGCGTTGAAATCCGTCATTGTCTTTGTGATAGGCTCTAAAGCCTTGGCAACGGCGGCGGCAATCATTGCTTCGGTCGTTCCTTTGGTTGGGTCATCACCATCACCTCCGGGATTAGGATCGGTTTTCTTCGCAACCAAATCGAACTTCTTCTTCAAGTTGTTCTCAAACGTCTTGTTTCCATCAGAAACTTCTTTGTCAACATCGGCGCGAAACTCCTTCACGAATCCCTTGACTTGCGCTTCATCAAGTTTATCGACAATCGCCTTCGCGTCATCTTCTGTCGCACATTGTAACGCAATCATGCGCGCCAACTGCTTCAATCCATCACTTCGCACGCCTTTGAACTTTGCCGAAAGTAGCGCGATAATAGCTTCTAAATTCATGTTTTCAAAATTTTTAAATGTTATACAAACTTAAATCGCCGGCAAAGATAATATGTATTATAGTAATACGCAATTTTTGGAATCCGTACTTTTGCAATAGTTTTCAACATTTTCAAGTCTTCATGTGCTAAATAAGATTAAAAAACGAAAGATTTTCACCGAAAACGCTTGTTATATTAAATAAATTCCGTATCTTTGCGGTGTATTAAAGTAATACACGCAACATTGTTTAATTAATAGCATAAAGTTATGGCAACAGATAAGATTTTAAAGCAAGCAATCAAGAACGTTCTTGATGCCGAATATGTGGGCAAGGAAATCCAGTTCACCGAAACATGGGGTTTCAAGGTTGAATCATACAACATTCGCACACGTTCAAGATTCATTCCTAAGAAAGAACGCGAAGATTACGGATGTGATGCGGAAGCAAACAAATTCTTCATCGTTGAGTTCAACAACGCCAAGAAGGAAGAAGATGCAACGGATTCCGCCGCCATCTGTTTAACCCTTAACCCAAAGGGTGAAGTTGGAACAACAACAATCCCATGTGATTACGAAATCGAATATCCTTATTCAGATTTTGATACCAACTTCTTTGATAAGGTTATCACTTATATCGCAAACAATTTATAAACGTTTAATATATCGCAACAATGAAATTGATTACACCCAAGCAAAAGGAACTCATCGCAAAGTTGAAGTCACTTTGCGACAACAAGGAATCCGGAAACCCGATTGATAAGGTCAATTTGGATTCGTTCACCATCGCCGATGCAAGCACATTGATCAAAGGGCTTCTCGGATTGCAGAAATGCAACAAGCTAGCTTTCCGCGGCGTTGTCGTTTCTAATTCATACGCATTTGAAAGCGCGCTCGATGATGTGTATGATACATTGGAAAAATATCAGAAGTAATAAACCCGTCGGGGAACATCATCACCGGCATAAAACATCGCAACAATGAACATCGCAATTGTAGGTTCACGCAACGCGGGCAACATCAATCTTGCCCAAGAACTTGAAAAGCGCATCAACATCATGGAAGGTGATGCCATCGTTTCCGGCGGCGCAAGGGGAATTGATACCCTTGCGGCTAGTTACGCCAAGGAAAGAAATCTCAAACTCATTGAACTTCGCCCCGATTACGCCAAATATGGAAGGGGTGCAACGTTCATCCGGAATCGTGCCATCGTTGAAGCCGCCGACATGGTGGTTGCCTTTTGGGATGGTGAATCCCGCGGCACAAAGTATTCAATTGATTACGCCAACAAGATTGGTCGCACAACTTTAATCGTTAGTATATGACAACAAAGAACATTCCTATTTCTCAAATTGAGAACAACACCGGGCAAGTGGAAGGATTGCCCGGAAATCCGCGCATAACGAATCCGGTGAAACTCGACAAGTTGGTTGAATCCATCAAGCAAGACCCGGAAATGCTGCAATTACGCGGCTTGTTGGTTTATCCCTTTGCGGATGGTAAATATGTCACCATTGGCGGAAACATGCGCTTGCAAGCCCTAAAGCGACTTAATTACACCGAATGTCCCTGCATTGTCATCCCGAAGGAAACGCCGGTTGGAAAACTTCGCAACTACATCGTGAAGGACAACGGCGACTTCGGCGATTGGGACTACAAAGCATTGCTCGCCGAATGGGATGCGGCGGAACTTGAATCATGGGCGATTGACGTTCAACCCTTCGAGGATGAAGAGACCAAGGAAAAGAAACGCGCCGGATGGAACTCCGGGGAAAACTCCCAAGAAAGCGTTTGCGACATGGTTGACAACATCGCATGGCATCCGAAGCGCGACTTCTCCTTCATATCATGTTTCAAGAAGAGTGAAGAAGGTTATCCGCTTTCGCTCATCAAGTCGGATTTCGACAATGTGGCAAAGTTCGCGCAAGCTGCAATGAATGTGATCCATCGCGTTGTTGGCTTGAAGAACAAAGAAGGATGGGCAATCGTGACAACACCGAAACGCCGGCACAAGGAACACAACTTCGCCGAATCTGTCTGCATCGAACTTTCCGGAAAGTTGGGAATCCCATTTTATCAAGAAGCCATCACCGCCAAGAACCGCCAACGCATCAACCCAGTTTTCACCCTGCACGCCAACATCAATGAACAAAACATCATTGTCTTCGATGACATCTTGACCACCGGCGCAACGTTGGACGCGGTGAACAATCTTCTTTCCGACAAGAATTGCTTCTTTGTCGTTGGTATTGATAATAATTAATGTTACGCAAAAATGAAAAGTTCTACATTTACAGAAAGAAATAATAAGTTGCGTTCAGAAGTAACGCAATTCTTCAAGAAGCATTGTCCGGCTTTCTCATACAAAGGACGTGCAATACATGTCGGACATTGGGAAACGTCAACAGATAGCGACAAACTTCTTGATTTGACAAAACCAAATGGTGATGTTGAACGCGCTGCCTTTCGCCTTGTGGTTCACTTTCCAAACGAACATGGGATTCCAATCCATGTTAAAATGTGCCCTGCATCATATTTGGAATGGGAGACCGTTTTCAATGGTTATATAGCAAATATTCGTGATTTAGTTCATGTTTTAGGCTTCCAATTAGGAATACCATTGCAAAACATATTCAAACGTGATTCGTTGGGAAATGTTATTTGCCCACATGGTAATAAGGACAAACCAACAAAGGCAAGATGTATCGGATGCCTTGGATGTGAATTTAAAGATTTAATTTTATTTGAGACTATAAAAAAATAAAGTAAACATGGAAAAGTTATATTATATATCGGACACCCTTCAAAAGCTGATTGATTGGGATTCCATTTACAAGATGGAACGTGAAGTTGGCGGACATGATGAACAAATGAAGGGATTGTTCAAGGGCGCGGAAGTCATCGCGCATTGGAATGAAGGTTCTTATCAAGGCATGGTTGCAACGTGCGTGAAACTTCCGGATGGTCGTTTCGTTGCTTATAATGATTACTACGGATCATGTTCCGGATGTGATGATTGGGTTGACGCAACGGATGAAGAAGTTCATGCAATGTGTATCAATCTAGCAAACGGCGCATACATCTTCAATTCTTTGAATGATGTGATGTCATTCCTTTCGCAAGATTCTTATGATTCATATTCATGGGATAATGATTGCGCAAAGCAATTGTTGGGAATCATAAACGTTTATCTGTTCTTCAAGCAATTGAAACTCATGGGATTCATGGAAACAGAAACAAACCATGCAACGATTGAGTGGTTCGGGTTCAAAGTTAGGGTCTTTTATAGCGACAACCAAAAGGCAACCGTTGAACTTGTAGGAAAGAACGCGCATGATGGTTCGGAATGCGGAATGCGTTCAATCGTTGACGTTCCGGATTGTTCAAAAGTAACTGGCGAAGAATTAATCGCATATCTCAACGCGAAGGCGTTCAAGCCTAGTTTTGACATGTTAGATAAGAAGTTTGCCGAATTACTAAGCAACAACCAATTCAATAACATGTTAAATAATGGCGTATGAATGGAATGACAATATATCATGTATCTTTCGGGGACGATGACAACCATTACTTCGGTTCACTCGCGGCGGTTTTTGACCGGTTCACCGCGCAAGAACTTGGCGTTTCGCTTGCAAGACTGTATGATTGCAACATCACCCCGGAAAAGCCATACCGGAATAAGAAGGTGATTATCCGAAAGGGTACATTGCACCGAAAGAAGACAAACCGCAAAAACCCGAACGCAAATGGATAAGAAATACAAATTCACAAAGGACAATCCGGACGATAAAATCAAATGGGTTGACAATCCGGAAACAAAAGGTGAATTTCTGTTCACCTTTGACGAGAAAAAGATATATAATCTTTTCCGTGATTATCCTCAAAACTTAACAAAAGAAGAAAAGGAAATATTCGACAAAGAAAATCCATATTGGAAAGATTTTTTTGATTAAGGAAATAAAAAAGCGCGGTTTTACTCATATACCGCGCTTTTTTTATTTTATTGTTCCACCCGCTCCTTTCTTCTGATTGGCAACATTTGTATTTATGTAACCAAGAAGTTTTCTGAATGTCTCCGATTTAAACAAATCGACATCAATCAAACATTCCTCTTGCTCATATTTGATTCCAAATGTCGAATGTGATTTTTTCGCCCTAAATCTATTTTTCAATGCTTCATCCGTTAGTGGATGGAAACCGTTGTATTTTCGCGATTGTAGTTCCAAATATTCAAAACCATTCGCACCCTTACGCACAATTGCAGCATGTGAACCACAAGTGAAATAATACTCCTTCCCTTCCTTAACATTACTCAATAATTGATGCGCATTACTGAAATCGTTTTTGTGCTTGTTCACAATTCCACCAACACCTTTCGCAATTTTAATAATATTAAAGACCGAACTAAACGTATCTCGACTTGCGCCACCTCTAAAATCAAGGACATCAAATCCACATCTATTTCCGGCAAACGAAAAAGCCAAAGAAGAACATGAACCGCCGGTCAAGTCTCCACCGCCAAGCCTTTGAATTATTTCATTTGTTGTCAACTGATTTCCCAATGGTTTGACATCATTGTAAACAACTTTATTGTTTATCGCTGAATCACAAACATCATTCAATGCTTTTTCACCACTAGGATTCAAAGTGTTCTTTATTCTGTCCAACAAATCAGATAATCGTTTCTTGAAATTAACCTTTCCCATCAACCAGTTTCTTAAATCGCCGGCATCATACACATCGGACTGAACTTCTGACGCATCGACCTTGTGCGAATTTGCATCATTGATTGCATTCCGGGCATCTGAAATGTATGTGTTGTAATCGTTTTCCGCATTTATGCAACGCGTTTCAAGTTCCGCATGTGCCTTCAATATCAAGCTAAAATCATGCGCGTTCATTGCTTGGTCAAGAATATACGTATTCAATCCCCATTTATCGCATTTCGCGCGGATTTCCTTGTCTGCTTGCTCCATCATCAACGCCTTCTGTTCGATTGTCGCGATTCTCGACTTGATTTTCGGAATATCCTTCGCGGCAACGCATTGTTCAAGCATTGACGATTGAACCGTCAATCCCCATTTGCTTGCAAGCTGCCTTGCATTGTTGATTTGTGGCATGATACCCGCCAATGGATCAACATTTGCTTCCGGAACAATCGGCAACTTGATTTTCAAGCCTTCTTTCAGAGAACCATGCAAGAAGTTGTCCTTGATGAAATAAGGCGTGGAAGACCAGTTCTTTTGCGCTTCAACGTGGGCATCCACCCAGTTATTGAAGCCTTCCGGCATCTTGTCGATTGTTTCCGGGGAAATGTACTTCTTTGCTTCCGTTCCCTTCAAAGCTGCCTTCAATCGGTTCACGCGGTCATTTTTGCGACCTTCTGAAAAGTAATCTTCAATGATAGGGATTGCAAAACACATACATTGTGGATGCCAACCAACGAACTTGAATGTCTTCGGGTATCGACCGACCAACTTTTCACATGTTGAACACTTGCAAAGTGGTTCATGGTTGGAACGCTTAATCTCGAAGCCAACAACGAAATCAAGGTTTTGCCAACGTTGATAATCGCTTTCGCGGTATGCCATGTTGATTTCCGACCTTGTAAGGCGCATCGCGTTCTTGTATGAAGAACGATAAACGCCGCGCCCCGGATGGAACGCCTTTGCAGCCTTCGACAACACAAGATTTCCCCTTTTGTCCCTTACGCGGCGGAACAATCGGTTCGGATCATTCAGATTTTGACGCACATCCCTTGAAAGTTCTTGCGCCGAACGACCTTCACCCAAACCAACATCAAGCGCGTGTTCAATCTGTTCGCGGAATTGGTCGGTGTACTTCCATACGCGTTGCGAAAGGTTCATTCCGGCAACCTTGCGCGCTTGGAAGGCGTAAAGCGCATCAAGACATTTGTCGGTCATCTGCTTCAATTCCGACTTCTTCAACTTCGATGTGTCGAAAATTGACTTGATGAAGGCATCATTCTTCTTGCAGGAAAACAACCATTGTTTCCTTGAACCGGTTTCAATGACCGATTGCACCTTGCTTGTAAGGCTTGCAACGGTCTTCTGCATCTGTGCCTTCACCTTCGGGTAATCATCAAAAGAAAATGGCTTGTCGGGGTCGAAATCCGCCTTTGAAGCTGCATTCGTGATTTCGTTCGTGGCAATGGCAAACAACTTGTCAACCGCCTTCGTGTAACTATCGGTCGTGCGATAATGTGCCATGTCGAAATCCTTGATGGAAAACCGGTTTATCTTCAATCTCTTCTTGCCCATGATGGTTTATTATCTTAATGAGAAATGTTCATCACAAGCCGGATCAGAAAGGAAAATGCACCATTTTCCGCCTTCCGCCTTGTGCGGGCATCGGCACAATATCGGCTCGCCTTTGAGTGATAACGAATGCCAATCATACGAATTGGCGCAATCACGGCAATGATATTGTGTCGATGCGCTGATACCAGTTGTTTTTCTTCTTGCCATTACTCTTCATCAAGTTGTGGTTCACCAATGACGAAAGAATTGTCCCTTGCGGATTCATCGTTTATCTTCTCCATCGTGACCTTCGGATTGTTGGAAAGTTTGGCTTTCTCGATTGATTCTTCTTGTGAAAGAACCGGTTTGTTTCCGTTGGCGGTCAACCAGTAGTTCAATTCATTCAATTCATCAACCAACATGTACGGCGTGATTTCCGGGTCAATCTCCAAGTTGTCTGCATCAGCTTCCAGTTTGGTGTTGAACTTGCCAATGTATGCCTTGATGACGTTCGCGCGGCGTGGAAGGTAGTCATCGAAGATTTCCTTCTTGTCTTGCACCTTCAAATGGGCATCCATGAACAACAACTTCAAGGCGATTCCGGAAATTGATCCCAATCCTTTGACCGAATCGAAGGAAATGTCCGGTGTCTGTGAAATGGTGTAAATCAGTTTGAGCAATGTTTCAATCTCCAACTTGACCGATTCCGGCGCATTCTGCCATGCAAGGTATTTCGCATCTGCATCACCTTCACCTTCAATGATTGCACCGGCTTCACCCTTCTTGCTGAATCCCTTCAATTCACCCTTGACGAATATCTTTGGTGAAGCATGATAATCATTCGTGTCTGAAAAATTGGAAAGAAGTTTCTCCAATCTGTCAATGAGACTATCAACATCTTCTGTCTCGAACTCGTCTTGATGACCGAATATCACCGGAATCTTGCCAATGACAACCGGCTTCGGATAACCTTCCACAACTTCCATGCCCTTTGCGGTTGTTGTCCACAACCAATGTTCTTCATCGGTGTATGTCTCGAAGTAATTGAAGATGATGCCCTTTGAATCCTTGCGACTGAATGAGCGCGAGAACGCAATCATATCACCGGATTCATCAAAGTAAGGATAAAGCGTATCGCCGTTCTTTGGTGAAAGGATGGTGCAACGCAATTTGTACTTGCAGGGGAATCCGTATTTCGTATGTTCTGCAACTTCCACCGGAAACCACAATTCCGCGGCTTCCTTGTATGAAAAGATAGCGCGCGCAATCTTGCGGTTCAATGAGTTGACCTTGGCATCCTTCAAAATCTTGTTGAACGCCTTCATCACCAGTTCTTGATTTTCGTTTGCCGGCGTACTCTGCCAATCGACCGGATTTCCGAAACAGAAGGAAACGGCGCGTTTGATAATCAGCTTTTGCAGGGCGACCGCATTTCTCGCAACCTTTTCGGTTCGGGTGTTCGTTGTCTCTCCATCGACTTCAATCACCTTTTGCGCTGATTCGCCGTTGTCCTCATCGTCAACATCAATCTTCACCTTTTTGTCCGGGCGAAGAATCGGATTGTTGATGTCATGCAACTTTGGATCAAGTGCCTTCACCGCATGTTCGATGTCCGGTTGCGGAATATAACGACATCCCTTCATTTCCTCGACCACATCACCGGCATTCTCCATTGATATGTTCTTTCTTGCTGCAATTTCTTCAATTTTCATGTTATGTTTTATTTTAATGTTTACAAATTATTGTACTACGCAAAAAGATAGGATAAATTCGTCTTTCCGCGCTTATTCCTTTTCTCAACTGTTCCGGTCAACGCATCCGGCGCATCATCATGTTCGTTCTTTCCGGCTTTCAGATAGCCCGTAATTGCCTTGTTGAACTCCGGGAACAATCTTTCCCATCCTTCCGGCATATATGTCAAGTTCTGAACCGCCGCCGAATTACTGAAAATACGGACATCCTTGTTGTCCGTTTGCGTGAACCAATGAAACTTTGTCTTGGCGTTGCCCATCATGCGGCATTGCTTTTCAACGGCGCGTTGGAATCCTCGACCACCATTGTTCGATTCAACGTTGCATTCGGCGACCAAATGACGTGTAAGCATCCGGGCGGTTGCAACTTCGGTGAACTCCATCGGCTTTTGGGTGTAAAGGACATCCAACAAGAAGTTTCCGATTTCCGTTTCATCATAGACGATGGCGCAAAGATAGTCTTCACCGGTGTCGGCGGTATCAATGTACGCCTTTCTAGTGCAATGAAGCGTTGCAGGGCGGATTGTGTATGTTTGGAAGCCAAACGAATACATCAAGCCTTCAGATGGCTTCGGGTCTTGCTGATAAAGCGATTCAAACACTTGCGGGTTTCGCTTTCTGATAAGTTCCAACTTATGCTTGGAATGTCGTTCTTGCCACAATGGTTCACCTTCTTGTCGTGGGTCGTAATCAGTTGGCGCACCTTCCTTGATAGCCTTATAAACGCAAACAACCCATCCGTCCGGATTCTCCTTTGCATCATATACGCCTTGCGTGCGAAGCAATTGTCCGGCAAGATCATCTTCGTGCCAACGCGTGAAGACCATCAATTGTTGGCTTTCGTTGTGCAATCGTGTCTCTGCTACGGTGTCATACCAGTCGGAAACAGATTCGCGCACCACCGGCGACCACGCGGTTTTTGCATCCTTGTAGATGTCATCCATGATAAGCACATCAACCGGCTCACCAGTCAACGCACCACCAACGCCCACGGTCTTCACGCTTCCGCGGTGGTCAACAATCTCAAATTCTTCGGTTGTACGGATGTAGCCCTTGCCGGAATCCTCACCGAATTGGGACATACCAAGACGCGTGTCCGGAAATATCTCGTTGTACTCTTCCGAATCAATGATTCGTTGAATCTCGCGGTTGAACTTCTTCGCCTTCGTTGCAGAATAAGAAACCACCGCAAGACGCGTGTCCGGATTCATACCTTCAATAAACGCCGGAAGTCGGCGGGTTGAACCTTCCGACTTTCCATGTTGCGGCGGCATGAACACCATCAGTTTCTTGATTTCCTTGTGTGCGAACCGCGAAAGAATATCGTAATATCGCCGGTGGAAATCAGCAGGACGGAAGGTTGGCATCGTTGCAAGGGTGAAACGAAAAAGGTTGGAACGACTTTCGCGCACAAGCCTTTCTCGCATTGCCTTCAACAAAAGAACCTTGTTTTCTCGTTCCTTGCTCTTCGTTCTCGATGTTGCCATTACTCCAACTTTCTTTTTAATTCCTCGATGTCCTTGTCAAGTTCATCATCCGACTTGTCGGCGAACAAATCCTTTCCATCCTTGCCGGTCATTTCGGTCGTTTGTTTGTTCTTCCAATGTTCCGGGTCGCCGTTGGTTAGGGTGAAGATGATTGCCGCCGTGTCCGGTTGGAAATGCTTCTTGTTGGTCTTCTGTTCCTTGATTTTAGGCTTTCCATCCTTTCCGGGAATGGTTGTCACCGATGTCTCGGTCACTTCATAGCCGCGAATCTTCTTCAACAAGGATTTCTTCGCTTCGATGACGAACATTTGCATCCTCTCTTCCTTGGCGGCGTTCACCGCTTCGGCAAATTCCGGATGGTCGTTCATCCATTGATGGTATGTCTTTTGTGTTATTTCCACTTGGCGGCATACTTCGGCGATGGTGTACGTGTCCGACTTGATCAGTTCAAGGATTGCATCAATTGTTTTCTTGTTATATTTTGCCATGTTATGCCTTTTTAGTTCCTTTTTTGTTACATTGATAACTATTCTTTCAACTCACAGATGAAGCCGCGGTCTTGCAACTCCGAATAAAGAAGGGACAATTGGGAAACGTTGGCGCATTGCACAACCAGTTTGGTTGACAACTCCTTCTTCACGTCTTCCTTCTCTTCCTCTTCTTCCGGTTGCGCAAGGTCGATGCCCCAGTCTTCCGGCTTGATGTCGTTCCATCTTGCGGTGATATTCTCGATTGCGTTCTCATCCCATTGAAGGTTTGCGTCCGATGTGGCGTTGTCTGCCAATGCCATTTCACGCCCCTTCTCCGAATCAAGGTCGATGTCCTTGCGTTTCACGGCGACAATCTGATTTCCGTCCGTCTCGACCACAATCACGTTGTCAAGCCCGATGTTTGCGGCGTTCTCGATTGTTTTGTTTCCGGCGATGATGCGGTTGTTTCGGTCAATGAGGATGGAACGTCCTGCACCGAACTTGCGCAACGAGTTTTCTATAAGGTGTTGTCCGTATTCCGTGCCCTTGTTTGCGTTCAAATCATCCGGCACAAGGTTTTCAATCTTTGTTTCGATTATCATTGCTGCCATACGCTACCAAATAAGGGGACTAATGAACCATGTAATGAGCAACGCACACAAAGCCCCCATTGAAGAAAAGAAGAAGTCAAGGAACTCAACCGTGCCATGTCCTTTTGAATCCCACCATTCTTTCAAAGCTGCTGCAACTACACCCGAAAGGAAACCCAAAAATGGATTGTAAAGACCGATAAGGAAAGAAACGAGCATACCGCCGACAAAGTGCTTTCTTTTGTCGGGTTGTTTTGCGGCGTTCTGAACGCTTTTCACAAACGATTCGGCACAATCTATCATATTCGATATTTTGTCCTTCACACGGGCAAAAAACGGCGGTCTAAAGAAAGGAGATTCCGCCGTGACGAACACCGGCGGTTGCGTTCCACCACCTTTGACACCAAGGTACACTTTGCCACCGAAAAGAATTCTCACTCTTTCCCCAACAGAAGGTTTCCAACAAGAAACGCATTGTTTTCCGTCACTCCACACATGAAGGGATGCACATTCGGCATCCGTCATTGTCGATGGTCTTTGCAACACTTTGGTTGCTTCTTTGAAATTTATTGGTTTCATATCTTTGCAATTTTACATTAAAAAATCAAATTCGACTGCAAAGATAAAGCGATGTATTATAATAATACACCGCTTTTCAAAAAAGATATTATTTATTTTTCAACATTTCACCGGTTTAACCCTAATCGGCAACCCGGAAAACACCCATGCAAGAAGGGCGGCATCCCTTGATTCTTGGTTTGTTCGCCCCTTAATCGGCATAAAACACTTGATTTCCTCATCCGTGATTTTGCGGTCTTTGCCCTTCCAACACTTGAACAACGGAAGGTGTTCCACCACCTTCAAGCCATAGGAACGCGCCATTTCGCAAATCAAGATTCCGGTTTGGTGGTTCTGCCCTACCGAATACCCCTTTGCGGCGATGACGTTCTTCGTGTCTCTTATACAAAGATGCCAATTGTTCTTGCCTTTTATCCATGATGCTTCAACAACCACCGTGATTTCCACGTCCCGGCAATTCTGATCATACGACAAAGCGCGAAACCTTTCAACGATTTCGTGAAAAGATTTCGCGGTTGTCTCCACTTCCTTTGTGTTCACTTTTAGAACACAATACCCCGACTTTTCGATGTCGGGGTCAATGCCAATGATGATTTTCTCCATGCTAGAAAGGCAAATCATTATTGTTTCCAGTTCCGGCGGCGGTCGTCCCTGCGGTCGTTCCGGTCGTTCCTGCGGTCGTTCCTGCGGTCGTTCCCTGCGCGTTTCCGGTGTTCTCGTTGCCCTTCATGCCGCAAAGGTTCACTTCGTTGGCATACATGTTCAAACCGACTTGCGGCGTTCCGTTCTTGTCGGTGTATGCCTTTGGCACAAGGCGACCGCGGACGAATATCTTGCATCCACGTTTGAGATATTGGGTCAAGCTGCCGCCGTCACCATACCACAAAACCGACACCCATGTCGTTGTTTCGACATTCACGCCGTTTGCATCCTTGTGCTTCTCTGAATGTGCCACGTTGAAAGAAACATATTTCTTTCCGCTGAACTCCTTGATTTCGGCATCATTGCCGATGTTTCCGATAACTTCAATCTGTAACATGATCAATATGAATTTAAGAATTAATAATCTTTGTTGTGAAGGTAGGGTCTTGTCTCATTGTACTTCATCTTTTCCTCGATGAAGAAGAAGATGTCGATGCCCAACGACTTTGACCATCCGATGACGTAATGAACCGCGAATGCGATGCGCTTCTCAATCGCGATTGTTTCCTTGCACAAGCCCTTGCACAAGCCGAAGGCGTTGTCGGTGAACTTGAACTTCTCGAATGCTCTGTAATAGCGACAAGGACGCATCACCGTGAAGTTGATACCCAGTTTCCCGGCAATGTCGAAAAGATAGATGGCAACGTCCGCAAGTTCGTCTTCGACCGAATCCTTGATGAAACGGCGGAATGCGCGTTCCTTCTCCTTTGCATCTCTATATTCAGAAAGGCGCGCGTGCTTCTTGTCTCTGTCTGCTTCGACCGCTTCCGCAATCTCGGCAATCACCAACATCAAATGGTGTTGGTTGTTTCTCTCCTTTTCCCACCATCCATGTTTGACGGCGTTCTCATGTGCTTGCGTTGCAAGACTGTTTAAATCTACAATTCTCATTTCTTTGTTCTTTTTATATTGTTTATATTTGCCCGGTTACAATTTATCGTCAATCTCGAAGTTTATTGCGGCTACGTTCTTTTGAAGGATTCGCAACGCTGCTTCGATATGTTCATTCTTATCAATTACATCATTTCCGCAATACGCATCCATACATGCTTGCAGCTTCAAGATTAAAGGATTCTGAATGCTCTTCGTCTTCTTCTGAATCTTGGTTGCAATCAAGGCATCCATGCGCTTGTTGTGTTCCGCGATGAACTTGCACATCAATATTGAAATGTAGGCATCCGTTCGCATTTCTGCGTATGGATCATCCGGGAACTGCTTGCGGTATTGGTTTTTCACGCAATACCACAAGATGGTGAAGTCATTTTGATGAAGTTTGCAGAACTCTTCCGTCTGCACTTGGATGCGGCGAATGTGAAGCACATCCAAATCCTTCTTCAACAATGAGTTGTATTCCTCGCGAATCTGCTTCACAACGCGTGTCAACTTCTTTGTCTCGGAAATGTGAAGGTCGGCGCATTGCTTCATCACCTTGTCGGCATACATCCATGCGATGTGTTCAATCACAAGCGGGACGAATGCAATCATCATGTTCTCTTCCCATGTGAAGGTGTTGAGCATCTTTCGCGTTGATTCGCGGACATCCTGCTTGAATTGCTCTTCCGTATTGTATGCAAGTGACGCGCGTTTCTTCGCCTTTGCCATTTCAGAAGGAACGATTTGTTCCGCCTTCTTCAACACATCGTAATCAATGCCGTTCTCCATTGCAAGTTTCATCAACTCCGGATCAATTGGATTTTCCACCTTTTCCGGCTTCTTTTGAGGAACTTCCGGGGTGGAGTGTTCAATATTTCGGGCGTGTTCAATATCATTGAACATGGGCGTTTCATTGAACACGGATTCCCCCTTCGAGAAATCAAGAACCTCTTTCGGGGTCTTGTCTTCTTCCTTGCCCTTGAAGAAAGGACAAGTACTTGTTTCGTGCGCTGCATGGAAACTTCTCTCGTTGATTTCCATGATTCCGGCGGCTTGATGCTCAATGTCGCGTTGAACGGCACACTTATAATTTGGGTATCTGTCAAGTTTGGCGTTGTACCACACCGCCTTTTGACAACGGCAACAATTTCTTTCTTGCCACATCATCAAACTCGAACCATTCTTGAAGCATGGCTCACTTGTAACTTTCATCGTCATTTGCTAGATATATTTAATAAAACTATTATTTTTTAGAATGCAATATTATTATTCGCTAGTTACTCTTATTTTATAATCAGAGTATCAAAATCTCCATAACAATCACTACAGTCATATTTCATGGCAATCTCATAGTTTATCAGAATGATTTTACAGATTAACACCAATATGTCGGTGTCACCGGTCTTAATACATTTTATATTGTACCAAGCTAAATCTAAGTATCGCGAATGATCTTCCCAGTCATTTTGTAAAACATCATTTTTTTCAAACCACGCTTTTGCATTTTTAGACCCGATATATAAATCTGTCAAGATGCTCATTATATCAGATTTGTTTGTTGGCGTGTTCGTTTCTATCAGCCCATCAATGTAACTAAGCGATGAATCACAAAAATCAATTATTTCATTTATTCTTTTCATTGCCTTGATTTTAGAATGCTATATTAAAATCCTTACCTTTCAAGGTAGGACGTTTCATCAAGATGAAGTTTATCAACTCTTCATAGTTGATTGGAAAAAGCGGACAATACTCAAATGCAAGGGTGCAAATGAAACGTCCGTTCAACATGACATCGAAGACAAATTCCTTGAATCCTGCTTTCGTTCTCTTCTTCATTTCAACAATCCTTTCTTTTTGAAGGCTTCACCGCCGCACCAGTCGTGGCTTTCCTTCTTCTCATTAAAGACACAACACTTTCCGACAAATTCTCCTTTGAAGTTGATGCAACGTTCACACGACTTCGAGTTTCGCAAAGTTGCTTCCGCGATGGAAACGTTTGCCTTCGGATCAATTGCCTTGTTCTTTCGGATTGTTGCTCTTCTGTAAAGCGCGGCGAATCGGTTGAAAGCCTTGCTTTCCTTGATGTCGTACTCAGAATCGAAATAACGTGAATCAGTTGCGTCCGTCCACGTCTTGATGATTTTGTTTGCTAATCTGATTTTCATTGTTGCGATATTTAATGTTATTTGAACTTAATCACGATAAACTCCACACCTACCCATTCATCCGGGCACAAGCCTTTCTTTGCTTCCCCAATGGTGATGTTCTCGATTTCCTTCTCGATGCTCTGTCGTGTCTTGGAATAACCCTTGAAGAATCGAACATGCGTGAAGTGGATGAACCTTGCGGTTTTCTTTCCAAGCAATTCTTTTAACTTGGCATTGCTTATAAAGATGTCAAACTCCGGGGAAACTCTAACTTTGCGGTATTCTTCACTATCTTCGGATTTCGCTTCGACAAGACGGTTTATCCAATACGCCTTTATTACCCGGTATTCTTCGTTTTTCTCGCCGGATGCAATCATGTCAAACCATTTCTTTGCAACAACGAGATTCAAGACCTTCTTTTCCATAAGCTATTTATTTTTAAGACATGGGCAACTTGCAGAATGAGTGCAACAAGTTTCGCCGTTGTCCGTTACGAATATAATATAATCATGTCCCTTTGAAACGACCGTGATTGACTGCCCTTTCAAATGATTCTCTTCTTCACCCTGCTTGTATGTCCAACAGAATAAGGCATAAAGCCCAATCCCGGCAAGGACATAAAACACAAGGTTTATTAACAATGTTGCGAACATGTCCATAACTCTCAAAAACTTTCCATCCATATTTTTATTAATCTAGTTTGATATGAAAATAATCTTCCAAGAAGCGTTTGTGAAAGCCTTCTTCGTCCTCAAAAAATCCGTTCTTGCTTTCATTCCATTTGGTGTTGGATTCAAAGAATATCTCGCGGCATACCCATTCATACACATTCTTGAACACTTGACTTGTCTTGCATCCCGGATGTGAATCAAGGTACATTTGGGCGTTCCTTACGTATTGGCGCAACATCTTAGGGTGCTGCATGAAGGATTCGATTCTTCTTCGCTTCGACATCAGCGGACAACACATACACCCAAGGCGGCGTGATATGTCGATTGTCCCATCCTCGCGGTAATATAGCGGGTGCAACTTGATTCCGCGTTCCTTGATGAACTCCAGTTCTTCGGCATCCGTCCAATCCAGTATTGGAAGGATTTGTTGTTCCCGGATGTCCTTTGTCTTATTAAACACCCTGCAAACAACCGGTTCTTTGTAGCGTTCGGCGCGCTTTCGGGATTCCGCGGTTCTCACACCGATGACAACGTTGTAAAGAACCGGGTATTCCTTCAATGTCGAGCAACAGAAACGATAATACCGGTTCGGGATGCCCTTGTCACGCATCATCTTGAAGAATGATTCCTTCGGTCTCATTATCTCCACGCCGTTTTCCTCGCAATGCTTGATTGTTCCCGGCGGGTCGATGGTCGTGCATTTATAGATGGCGCGGTATTCAACACCGGACATTCTGACAAGTTCGAGAATCACATCCGAATCCTTGCCGCCGGAATATGCAACTTCAATCGGTTGCCCCCCCACATTCTTCACCGACTGAATCAGACGGACGGCGCGTTCAACTTTCTTCTGCAAAATTGGATTCATTTTCGTATCTTTATTGTTTAACACTTAATTATTAATCTTCGGGATCACTTCTTCCTTGTCTCCGAATCCGCAATGAATTTCCTTGAAGGAAAGGTGAAGGACATCATACATTCTTCCGGTCACATACAATACGGCAAAGTTGAAGGAACTGTCCGTTCCGTCAATTGTCAATATAGGAAACGGCGTTGCCGCCGAATCAATCATCGACATGATGTCGGTGTCACACCTTTCGGTGAAGGTTTCCTTGATGGCTTCCATCAGTTCGGAAAACAATTCTTCGCCAATGGCATTTTTAATCTTGATTTGGTTTCTTAATGCAAATCTCATTTTCCTTCTCCTTGATTATTTGGGCGCACTTATCAGCCAGTTCGCCAAATTCCCTATTATAGACGATCTCATCGTTGTACTTCTTCAAGTAGTGCAACATTGTCGTATGGTCGCGGTGAACATACCTTGATATTGCCACCAAGCGCATCTTGAACTTGCGGCAATGGTAAACAAACAACATCCTTGCATAACATCTTTCACGACACCGGCTCTTCTCGGAAAACTCCTCGATTGTCAATCCGGTGACTTGCGAGACCGCATCTTCAACAAGTTCGGCGATTTTGCGGTTTGCGTTGTCCGAAACGATGTCTTGGTACATTACCGGCTTTCCCAGTTTCCGGGCGATTGTGCGTTCAATATCCGCCTTCTTTGACTGTCTCCAGTTGTCGAGCATGAGAACACCATCACACCCGGCAAGCGTTTCAACCTCTTGCCCCAATCTCTGTGCGAACGTTCCGGATTCCGGATTATCCGTGAATGATGGAACAACCGGTTCAAGGTTCAAGGATTCAAGAAGGCTTGCGGCGTTCAAGAATTTCTCTCGGACATCTTGCGGTTTCAAACCGATTTGTTTTCCAATTATAAATATCTTCATGTCAAGTTTAAGTTTGTTATTCGTCTGTTTGCCTTGAAGGTGGTTACACCATGTTCGTGTTCCACATCTTGCGGCGGTCACGACCCTTGATTTCAAGGTTATTGCACATCTGATTCAATCTGCTTGCAACGCGGTCGCCGTATCTCTGAATCAGCTTTTCGCCGCCCATCTTCAAGTTTGTCGTTATGAAGGTTAGTTCGTCCGAACAATCGCCGCGGTATTCCACAAGCTGCCTTATTACGTCAAGGCGGTTTCCCATGTATAGGGATTCCGCCGGCTCTTGCCCGAAATCTTGTATTCCCAACATCGGCATCTTCTTGAACCCAATGATTGAACCGGTTTCAACATACTTGTCGCAAATGTCATCGGCGCGGGCAATGCTCCACACCATGGGACGCGGACGTTCATCATCCGCAAAGGAAATCCCGAAATTGCGTGCCATGGAATATGCAAGCATGATTTCAAGACACCACGATTTCCCGCTTCCGGTGTTGCCGGCAAGATAGATGCCCTTTCGCAAATCGCCGGGCATCGGTTGATGCGTGAAGGGATTGATGCACATGAACTTTTCATCCCCATGACACCATCTTATAAAGTTCTCGTATGCAAAGCGGTTCTCGGAATCAATCACGAATCCCGGATTCCTTGCCTTTCCGATGGCTTCAACAAGTTTCAATGAACTCTCGATGTCGTAATCTTCGCCAATGTATCGGTAACGCGTGAAGTCGTTGAACAATCCGCGTTGTTTCACGGCATTGATGATTTTTGAAATATCCGGCATTTCGTCCTTCACTTTCTTCTCAATGCCATTTTCTGTTATTGTCTTTTTCAGTTCCATTCGTCATTGCAATTTTTATTGATTAAACTTTGTTGTGCGGGCGTTGTTGCCCTTCCGCCGGAATATCCGGATCTTTGGCGTTGCCATGTAGCGACCGCCGCTCTCCATTTCTGCATTTTGTTCTTGCCAATCATCCATCCCTTGGATTCATAGAAGGCAACGAATTGTTCTGCATCAACCGAATACCCCTTTTCCTTGACGTATGCGGCAACCTCTTCAACCGTTGGCGGCTTGAAATAGGTTCGTTTCTTCTGCTCTTCCGGCTTCGGAACATCTTCCGGAATATCCGGTTTCTGTTCTTCCGGTTGCGCAAACAAACTCAATTCCTCTTTTGCCGGTGGATGGCTTGCGGTTTTCCGGGATTCCGGATTTTCCGGTTTCTCCTGCTTCCTGCTCCATCTTTGCCTTGACGCGGCTTTCCGGGCATCCGACACCTTCTTCGTGTTATCAATCATTTGCCGAATGCGAACCGACCAAAACACATTTCCGTCATTCTCAAACAAATCGAAATCATTGATAACACTTTCGACAACCTTGAAGTCGGTGAAATAGGCAACCGAAATGTTTCTTGCAATATCCAAAGGCAACTCACCGCCGTTTTGGTATAACATTTCAACGATTATCCAATAAACGCCGATTCCAACCGCACCATGCTTGGTGATTACGCTCTGCAACTTGATGTCGTTGCGTGCGTTATAATCATGTCGAAAATACGATTTCTTCATTGCTTTTAAATTGTTGATGGAATCCCCGGAAAGAACCGAATGAGATTATTATTTTATGATTCCGGGGATTCCAGTTGTTAACGATTATTACTCTTCAAGGATGGCGATGTTTGGCGCAATCTCCTTGATCTCTTTCAACTCTTCGTCAATCGCCTTGTCGCGGATTGCTTCAAGGCTCTCGTTTGCACCCGGTGAAAGAAGAACGAAATGCACCTCGCGTCCGTTCACTTGCGCGAATGTCTCTATCTCCAAATCTTCCGCCGGATGTCCCTTGAAGATAGGGATGCGAATCTTGAATGATGGTGGAAGGTTGGATTCAACGACTTGCGAGAACGAATTTGTGCGGCTTCCGTTGGCATCAACACCTTGGTTCGCCTGCTGATTGATGGTTGCTTCATAGTGCATCAGCTTAGAAACCAAAAGCATGTTCTCGTTCTTGTCAACAAAGAAGGCGCGGTTCATCTTCAAGAACAAACCCAACTGTTCCGGTGTCCAAACCTTGCTTCCTTCATTGATGCCGAACTCCAAGAACTTAGGGTTCACGGACAACTTCGACATGACCGTGCCGCGTGTGTACTCATCATCCTCGTTGATGACAAGTTTGATTGTAATCTTGTCGCGGTTCACGATGATGTATGAACGTTCCTGCTTGAACTGACAGGTGTTGATGCGCTTCTTCAAATATTCCTGCACAACTCCAATCACGCCGGTGATGTCTGTCTTGACCGGTGCTTTCGGTTCAAGCTGCTTCACCGCTGCACCCTCACGAATAATCAACTCCGCCTTGTTAGTTCCTTCGGCGAAATTCAACACTAACTTTTCATTTTCCATTATTACATTGTATTATTATATTACGCAATTATCTTTTAACTCTATTACTTGCCTTCTGTTCCGGTGGCTTCCAAATGTGTTCCGCCAACGGCGCGCATGTCACTTTGCGGGAACAAATACGCTTGAAGTTCATCCGCGGTTGCTTGTCTTGTCTCGACCAAATCACCATCGTCATTGTAGAATGACGTTGTTCGGGTGTCGGCATCGGTGAACATGTAGCAATCTTCGGTCACAAGTTTCGCCTTGCTTCGGATGTTGCCGATCATTTCCTTGCGCTTGCTCTGCAAAGGATCAATCTCCAGTTTGAACTCCTTGATGGTGCTCTTCTTCTTGTCTTCAAGCGCGTCAATCTTGTCGCACACCTCAACAAGTTTTTCCTTATACTGCTGCAACTCTGCCGGTGTGAAGTTCTTTGAATAAGACTTTTCAATCACCTTGTTGCAGTTGTCCTTCAAGAAGGCGATGCGTTCCAACTTATTCTTGCATCCCTTCATTACTTCCTTCATGTCCATAACTTATGTATTTTAATCGTTCAACAAAAAGACCTCATTGTACAAATCCGCATACTTCTTTCCGAACTCTTCGGCGCGCGATTCCGATTTGAAGCAAAGCCGAGAACCGACATTCGCAGCCGAAGCCGCATTAGCCGTATACGCACAGACGAACCCCGCAGCTTCCCCCTCATATTTAAACCACGGAAAATATTTCCATTGTCCTTTGTTCGAGAAATCCGGTACGAAACCATCCTCTTTGTTCCACTTTTCGGCGATGGTGAACAACTTATTGAGTGCAATCAACGCCTTGATGTGTCGCGGATTGGCGTTTCTGATAAGTTGCGCCAACGAATCAAAGTGCTTCGCGGCTTCATCCGATGTCACCTTGAATGAATCCAGTTCCTCGCGGGCATCCTCGAAATCCTTCTCGATGCCGCCGTTGTCTTCCTTCTTATCCTCAACCTCGACAACATCCATCGTGAAATCGAACGGCGACAAACCTTCCTCTTCTGTCAATCCGTGTAACTCGTTGTATCTGTCAATCTCCTCATTCATGGCTTCGATGGCATCAACCTTTGCATCGAAAGGGTTTTCAAACTTTATCTTGTCTGAATCCTTGCAAACTAACTTATATTTCTTCATATTCTTAAACTTTAAAATGGTTCTTTATTAAATTCTATATTCATGCCCTTGGCGGCGATGATGACGTTCTTCCCGGTAACTTCCCCGACTGCCTTCTTGAACTCGCTTGCGTTGCTATTATTCGCCGAAAGGTGAATCAGAAGGATGTTGTTCACACCGCTCAAATCATTCGCCTTCAATGTCTCGATACATGTTTCAAGGCTCATGTGGCTTTTTACGGTTCTGTTTCTCAACTTTTCCGGAACAACGCCGCTTGCGATGTTGGCATCAAGGATGTTGATGTCGTAATTGCATTCCAACATGATGTTGCTCAACCCCATGAAGGTTTGCTCCAAGTAATATGTGTCGGTGGCAAACAAGACCGTGCCGGTTTCCGGATGATTAATCAGATAACCGAAAGGTTCGGCGGCATCATGTTTCACCTTGAACGGCATCACCTTGAAGTTACCGAAGGAAAACGACTTCAACGCTTCCACGCGCTTCACAAGATGGTTGTCGGGCAACTTCAAGGCATCCGCCGTTCCCTTCGACATGGCAACCGGGATGCAATACTTCAACGCTTCCGGAATGCCCTTCGAGTGATCACCATGTTCGTGACTGACGATGCAACCGGCAATCCTGCCCACATCGAAGTTCATTCCTTCAAGTACCTTGCGGAAGGAAACGCCGCATTCAATCATCAACGTTTCCTTTCCGTTGTCTAGAAGATAGCAATTGCCGGCGGAACTGCTTCCGAGAATCTTCAATTCCATGTCGTTCACGCCTTAGAATCCCGGATTGTCTTCCTTATTCTCGCCTTGCGGCTGATTGCCGGCGGCGGCATCCTCACCAGTACCGGCGGCATCCCCGGAATCTCCGGCATCCTTGATTTCACCGGTTTCGGTGTCAACAACGCCCATCGTTCCCGGATTGTCACCTTCCGGCGCACCTTGGTCGAAACCGATTGCGGTTTTGTTGGCGTTGGCATCCTTTTCTTGTCTCACCTCATCGGTGACATCGGTGTAATCAATGTCCTCGCGCAACTCATGGATTTCTTGATTCTCTTCCACGGTACGCATACCCATCGAGATTTCCGGTGCATAAACGGATGTCCACCATGACGCGGCGCGGTACATCAACATCTGCTTCGGCATTGTCTGCCATTTTGAACCGCTCTTCATGTACCAACCTTCTTGAATTGCCATTCTGATTGAAATCGGCGATGATTCAAGAACATCATCCGACCCCTTCTTCTTGGTGAAGGCAACGCACACCAAATCTTCAACGTTCGTTCCGTCAAACTCCTTCTTCTGTGCTTCCTTGCGATGGGCATTCGGATTCCAAACGTAATCGGTATATTCAATCTTTCCCAAGTTTCCGTTCTTGATGAACTTGAACTGCAAAGGCTCGAATCTGCCGCAAGTGTTCACGGTTGCAATGAGGAACTTTGCCGACCATGAAGGGCGACCATAGATGACAACAAGGTTCTGCATCACCATCAAAGGGCTTGCACCGATGCGGTTTGCCACTTCAAGGGCAATCATGCAGTTGGCAATTGCCTTGTTCTGTGCGGCGGCGTTCTCCTGCTGAATCGCTGCAATCTGACCTTCGTTAGCCCCTGCCGGAATCATCTTCAACACCGGCTTGTAAGAATCCGGCACAAGGTCACTAGAAGCGAACATCTTGGAAACTCGCTGCATTGTCTCAAACTGAACCGGGTCGAAAAAGTTGAATGCGACCGGCATGACATTTTGGTTGGATGTCTGAACCACACTTTTGTTCTGTTCCATTGTTTCGATGTTTATTATTTAACTACAATCTCTTTGTCGTGCGAAACGACAAGGTTTATTATCTGACTATCTGTCGGAATCAAGTTGTTCACGGATTCGCGGGAATCAATGAAAATCGGCGCGCTCACGTTGTAGAATCTGCAAAGGGCGTTGATGATGTCAAGACCGGCGTTGATTCTTCCGGCGGTGTTGGCAACAAAGAACGGAATGCCGTTCACAAGCGGAACGCATGTTTCAACCGCGTTTCCTTCAAGGGTGTAATCATACAACTTGAAGGTGACGTGCGTGAACAATCCGTTGATGCGGTTCTCGCATTCGTTGATTTTCGCCTTGGTGAAACCTTCCATGATGAACTCTTCCTTCTCGTATTCCGCAATCTTAGCCGCGAGTTTCTTTCCGGATTCTTCCAGTTCCCCGATTGCCTTGTTGCCCTTCTCGATGGTGTCCTTCGTTGCAAGTTCCGCGCGCTTGTTGTCGCGTTCCTCGACTAGCTTGCGCTTTTCCTCGTTCAAGGCGGTGTTGTCAACGTTTGGCGAAGTTCCTTCCTTGGAAATTGTCTTGTGGATCTCTTCGTACTCTTTCTTTAACTTCACCCATTCCTCGATGGATTCCGGCTTCACCTCTTCCGGCTCAACTGCCGCACCGAGACCGTTCAACTTGGCAACGGCGTTGTCTGATTCCGCCTTGGCATCATCCAATGCCTTCTGTGCATCGGCGATGGCTTTCTTGGTTTCGGTGATGCTCACATCCACCTTGGAAACGAATCCCTTGTATTCCTGCCCCTTGGCGGTGATGCGGTTCTTCTCTTTCTGAACCTCTTCCTTGAAACTCTGTTCGGCGGTGGCAATCATGTGTTCCGGCAATGGCTGACCGCAATGAGGACAAATCGTTTCGCCGGTGTAATTGCGTGCGTTCTCCTTATGCCACATATTGCGCAAATCTTCCATCTTTGCCACGTATTCGGCGCGCTTGCCTTCATGCTGCTTCAACTCTTCTTTGAGCAATGCGACCTTGCGTTCTGCTGACGTGATGGCGGTTTTCGCTTCATCAACCTTCTGTTCTGCTTCGCGGCGTTCTGCATTCTTCTTGAATGCGGCTTCCTTGGCGGCTTGCTTGGCATTGAACAAAACGTTGCTCTGCTTGGCAAGGATGGCGTTGCACTCATCCTTCTTCTTGCGCTCTGCTTCATACACCTTGCGTTCTGCTTCCGCCTTGTCTTGAAGTTGGGTGTCAATATCAAGAATCTTGGCATCCAGTTCCCCGATTTTCTTCTCGATGTCTTCCCAAACAAGAACCGGCGGCATCAACTTCTGTGTCTGATCAATGCGCGGCTGAATCTGTTCCAACTCATCCTTCGCCAATTTCTTCTTGGCGGCAACCTCTTTCTTGTAGCCTTCCATGTCCTTACCGACAAGTTTTGCAAGAAGGGCGGTGTATGCTTCGTTACCTTCGGCAATCTCCGAATCGCTGATTGTCCCGGCAAGGGCGAAAAGCTGCTCGCGCTGCTTCTGCCATGGCATGGATGCGAAATACAAGGGATTCGTGATAATCTTGAAGAGACCATCATCCACGATTCCGTTCACGTATGCCTTGTATTTCGTAACCGGCATCGGAACATCATTCACGGCGCATTCGGTATGGTTGCCCTTGAATATCTGCTCCATCTGTCCGCGCGGCTTCACCCAATCCTCAACAAGGGCGCGGCGCAACTTGATGACCTCACCATCAACAACCAGTACTCCGGTGACTTCTGCATTTACATGCTGCAATGGCTTACCATCAACGATTGTCTTGATTTCGTAATCCTTGCGTTCCATGACATCCTTGCCGAAAAGAAGCCACATGAAGGCATCGAAATGTCTTGACTTGCCAAGACCATTGTCACCCATGATGGAAGTTTCCTTCGCATCAAATTCCGTTGTTCTGTTCTGTTCACCCCTAAAATTCACAAGGGACAAACTCTTAAGAATGATTTTTTTCATATCTTTTGTAAGTTATATTAAATAGATTCATTACTTTTCGCTAGCGACAAAGCCAAATCCGCATCAACGGTTATCATCCTGCCGCATTGCGATATTGCCTTGTTGATAACTCCACTTTTCTTTATCCGGTTTGCCGTTGTCGTGCTGCAATTGAACAATTGCGCTATTCCGGCGATTCCATAGACAAAGCGTTTCTTCGTTTCCTCTTCCTTGCTTTCCTTCTTCGGGGAATCACCTTCCGGGGATGATGATGTTTCGGCGATGGATTGTTTGAGCAAGGCAAGAAATTCACCCGCCGTTAACTGAAACAATGGCTTCTGCAAATCTAGTTCGTTCATTGTAGGATGGCTTTAAATGTTATTCTTCATCCGGGACGTGGATTTCACTTGCCATCTTCACGGCAACCGCAAGATTCGCGGCGGTTAGAAGGAACAACAAGAACGATGCTTCACATGCTGCCAACACTCCAAAGAAGGACAACACAACGTAAGCCACCGACAAACGTTCCTTGACTGACAACTTCATCAATCCACTCTCGACCCAAAAAATTCTCTTGATTTCTTTCATTGTTGCGAAATTTTAAATTGTTAGTTACTGAAAACCGAATGTTGCGGTGTCCGGCTCGTTCTTTCTCGACCTTCGCGCCCTGCTGCAAACCCTTGTCGTGCGAACCCTTGCGTTTGCCATCTGAACTTGTTGTTCCATCCCGATGATTTCCGGAATCAGCAACGCAAGAAGGATGATCGCCATCAACTTCCGTTTAAGCGGTGAAAGGCTGAATGGAATGTGAAAGGACGTGCAAAACCACCATGCGGACAATTCGGTTGCCTTCGTTACACCTACCTTCTCGAAGATGTTTCGGCAATGATTCTCAACGGTTCTTTCGGAAATGAAGCATCGTGCGGCGATTTCGCACTTGCTTGCACCCCACGCCAATAATTCGGCGATTTCCGCTTCCCGCTTGGTTAGTTTCACATCTGTGTTCATATTACACTACGCCCCAAACTTCCTTGATTCCATACTTGGCGAATGTCTCTTCAATGGCTCTTGCTTCTGAAACCTTGGGTTCAACATTGCCCTTTACTCTGTTTAGGAATGCCATTCGTGAAGACAATCCCAACTTCTGCATAAGTTCTTTCTTGACCTTTTGGATGTCGCGGTTCTTGACTTGCGACCATCCCAACTGAAATGCGAATTGTTCTTTGCTCATTGTATTCTTGATTTTGTGGGCGACACGATGCCGCCCGGATTCAACATTCTTCTGTTACTCGCAATTGAGGAAGCGAACGGAATCATTCTTCGTTTTCTCGTTCTGTGCCATCCAACCCATGTCGTATGACCAACCATCATCGTTGCGATTGTACCGAAACCATTTGTCATAGATGCCGGATTTGCAATCTTCCATGCCCTTGACGTAATCATGTCGAAGTTGCTTCATTGTTTCCTTCTGTCGCTCTTCGACTTCATTTACCAATTCTTCGAGTTTCATATTGTTGCGACTTTTAATGTTAATAATTCAAATATAATTTTGTGTATTCGGATAAATGACGTATTTTTGCTATTTGATAGCATCGAAAAAATGCTTATCTTTGCAGTGCAATAGTATTGTTTCCGTTTACGGGTGCAAAGATACACATTTGTTGTGTAACTTCCAAATAAAAAGTACACAAATTTGTGTCTGTATTGTGTTAAATATTTTAAGAAATAACTTAATATTCTGATTATGAGTACAATAGACATTCGCAAGATTAGAACTGAATCCGGGCTTTCTCAAAAGGATTTCGCCAAAAAGATAGGTGTTCATTGGAGAACCATCCAAAATTGGGAGAAAAACGGCGGTGTTCCGGAATCGGAATACACAAAGGCTTGTGCGTTGCTTGAGCACAAAAGTACACAAAACAAGACACAATCACAAATGAAATCGCACAAGTACTTTGGCGGCGAATCCTGCGAGCAACTGGAATCTGCGACCATCGTTCCGTTGATTCCAATATCAGCGCAAGGCGGGTCACTGAACGACTTCACCGCATCGGTGATGGAATATGACTGCGAGAAAGTATTGTCGCCAATCCGTGATGTAGATTTCGCGATGACTGTCTCCGGGGATTCCATGTCGCCGGAATACCCTTCCGGATGCCAAGTGCTAGTGAAGCGAATCAACGAACGCGCCTTCATTGACTGGGGAAAGGTTTTCGTGCTTGACACCATCAACGGAACAATCATCAAGAAACTCATGCCGGTGGAAGGTGATCCGGAAAAGGTGACTTGCGTTTCCATCAATCCGGACTATCCATCGTTTGAAGTCGGATTCGAGCACATTCGGAGTGTTTATCGCGTGTTGATGTGCATGTCTCTGAAATAGTGAAAAAGGGGTCGAAAAAGGGTCGATGATGCAATTGCATACAAAAAACGATGCAATTGCATACTTTTTTCGATGCAATTGCATTTTTCCTAATATAATAAGGTGGAAAATGATGCAATTGCATGCTTTTTTCGATGCAATTGCATTCACTTGCAACTTTTATGGAAAGAAAGCAAAAAAGAAAAGAAAATCTTCCCCCACACCCCTATATAAAGAAAATAAATAAAAGAAAGAAAGGAAGTATTATAAACGCGTGCGCGAGAAATCGAAATTTTCACCGTAAAAATCAAAAATTCAACGTAAAAACATGGAAGAAAAGAAAAAAGAAAAGAAAGTTGAAATGAAAGAAATCCGCGTTTCCGACTACTACGGAAACACAAAGTACTACAACGTCATGCCATCGGCGATTTTCGATGCGCTTGAACTTGCATACTTGAAGGGCGAAGAAACTTGCAAGGTAGCCGCAAGCGACTTCGACAAGATGGAAAGTGACTACCAACAAGTTTAAAAGGCTGCAAGAATGAAGAAAGTCATCACGCATGAATTGTTGACCATCCAACGCCGTTTCTTCGATGTGCTTGACATCCTGCTTTCGTCCGGGGAAATCAAAGGCGGCTTGAAAGGCTTCTGCGAACTCGCCGGATTGAACCGCGTGAAGTACTCGCACATACGTTCGGCGTTGGATGCGCCATTGGAAGAACGCCCGAATGGTCAAAGTTACCGGGTCATCGACATCGAAGCCCTTTCTTTCCTCTGCCGCGAATACCGGGTATCTTCCGACTGGCTTCTTCTTGGTCGCGGTTCGATGTTCGTTCAACCCACCACCCGAAGAAGGAAGAAGAAGCCGGAAAATTGAGAAATTGAATAATAAACATTAAAACGCAACAATGCACATCAAAAGAAGCATCCGTTTCATCCTGCACAACCGCAAGGCGGCATCCGGCAATGAAGGCGGCAAGGAAAAGCCGCTTGCCATCCGCCTTCGCGTTGCCTACAACTGCAAGTCGCTAGATGTCGCAACCGGCTTGCATTGCCTTCCCTCTGACTGGGACGGCGAAACATACCGGGTGAATGCCACAGACATCGAAGCGGAATCCAAGAACCGCGTGATTGACGATTACGCGCACACGATGGAAGACATCTTCATCCGGTATGAACTGATTGAAAAGCGAATCCCCACCGCCGGCGAACTGAAAGACTTATTCCGCGACATGATGGGGAAACCGCGCATCAAAGTTCCAACGCCCGAAAATGATCTCTTTGAAGTCTTCGACAAGTTCACGGAAAGTTGCGGGCGCAAGAACCAATGGACGAAAGCCACCTTTGCCAAGTTTGAAGCGGTGAAGGCGCGCTTGAAGGATTTCGATGCCAATCTTGCCTTCAATGCCATTGACGATGACAAGATGAACGAATATCTTGAATATCTCAACCGGAAGAAGATGCGGAACACCACCATTGCGAAGAACATTTCGTTCGTGAAGTGGTTTTTGCGTTGGGCTGAAATGTACGGTTACTATTCCGGACACGCCCACAAGTCATTTAAACCGCGCTTGAAGGGCGTAAATGGTGACGGACATGAAATTATATACCTAGACCAAAAAGAACTCCACACGCTTCAAAAATACGCGCCTACGGAAAACAAACAATACCTTGGGCGCGTCCGCGATGTGTTTCTTTTCTGCTGCTTCACCGGTTTGCGCTATTCTGACGTTGCCAAACTCACCCATGCGGACGTGAAGGAAGGCTTCATTGACATCGTGACAAAGAAGACCGTTGACGGCATCCGGATTGAACTCAACAAGCATTCACAAGCCATCCTCGACAAATACAAGGGCAAGGAATACAAGGGCGACAAGGTTTTCCCGGTCATATCGAATCAGCGCATGAACGAATACTTGAAGGAACTTTGCGAAGTTTGCGGCATCGACACGCCGACAAAGGTTGTTTATTTCTTGGGCAACGAACGAATTGAAGAGACCTATCCGAAGTATGCGTTGGTGTCCACCCATTGCGGAAGGCGCACATTCGTTGTCAACGCGCTTCGCCTTGGCATCCCTGCCGAAGTGATCATCCGTTGGACGGGACACGCCGACTACAAGTCGATGAAACCCTACATCAAGATAGTTGATGAATTGAAGAAGTCGGAAATGTCGAAGTTCGATGATTTCTAGTTTTTTCATTTCATGTACGTACACGAAATGTACACGATTTTAAGTGTCATTTCGTGGTATTTCGCGGTATTTCGCCGAATGCCCGAAATTGCAAACACCTAGTAAATAGGCGGTTTTGGGTTTTTATGATACGGCGTGAAACCAAAGGTTCTAGTTCCTCCAGCTCCACCCTATTTGATAGAAACAAAAAACTCGCAGATTCTTTCTTTAG